CGCACCTGATACATGTCGAATGCCGACTGTTCCTGAGGGGTCAATTCGGCATACGTTTTGCCATTCCACTTCACGCCGTTTAACATGAACTCTTGAAGTGCTCCCAGTCGTGTCTGACCGTCCTGGATGTTGTAGTAGATCTCGCGGGACGAATCAACGTGGGTCGTCACGATGATTGCACCGATTGGATAATCCTTGAAGATAGTGTCGACAAGAGCAACCTTGTATTGAAGCGGCCATGCCGGAAATCGTTGATGTTCTGGGACTCGATACATTTTTGACCCCAGTGACCTATCGGCGTTAGGGTCAAAGATGTCGACTCCAATGATGTCCTTGAGAGCGCGCGTATTTTGTTCGCGCTTGATTTTTGTCTGCTTCACAATAGATGATGATGATGATGCTGATGAGGCCATTGTTTCGCAAGTAAGTAAGTAAGTAAGTCGCGCGTGTCTAAGATAAGAACTCTGCTATTCTACAGACATGCAGAAGAAAATGTAATCAATTTTTTTCCATTGCATTTTAATCCTTTGAATTTGTTTTGATTTGTTTTGATTTGTTTTGATTTTGATGAAAAATGTAAAAAAATAAACATAGTTCATATATAAATAATATTTAGTATAAGTAAGCCAAACTATTTCACCGAATATATTATTTATATTAAATAATTAAATCATAGTATTAATTAATCACAAGTTATATTAAATAAATATTAAATATATTGAATGTCTGTGACAACCGCTACAAATGCAACAAATGCAAGCACATCATCAACTGCTTCATCTGCAAGAAAAGAATTTGAAAGTAGTGTAAACATATTCTCCCTGTTGATAGCTGCAGCATTCGTGTTAAAAATAGTTTTTCAATTGATACAAAAACTGAAAACCGAAGACATGGCAAATACGGTTCCCACTACCGAAAACCCGCTGGGAACTAATCCGTCCAAAGCGGGTGGTCAAGGTGACGCCACAATCGGAATGTATGGATGGTCTGGGTTTTGGTTAATTTGTCTTATGGTGACCATTGTTTCCATTCTCATGCGGCGGTATAAAGCATCAACAACCGTATCTACTACACTCAACGTGCTTTTCTATTCAATGCCATTTGTAATGGCAATCGCGCTTGTCGTGTGGACCGTTATACAGACGTATACTTATCGATACAAGATAAATATGAATCAGATACCATCGTCGTATATGACATGGTCTATGGTATCGACGGTCAATCTCATGTTGATGTTTGGCGTAATTTACGCACTGTGTTCGAAACTATTGACGTGCGGTTCCGTCGGTTCACCGGGTGATAAAAATGAGAGCATGCTAATTTTACTCGCGTGGACTTCGCTTATTTTAGGCATGCTTACGTCCGGAGTGCTACTTGTCTCGCATGTGCTTGTGGCGTGCTATACGACGGATGGTTAATAGTATAATAGTTAATCAATATTTCAATATTTATCAATAATTTTATCTACGTTGCTGCTGCTGTTGCTGTTGCTGTTGCTGTTGCTGTTGCTGCATCGCCATTGCCTCTGGAGGTTGAAAGTTTCGCTGCTGCTGCTGTTGCTGTTGAAATTGGCTCTGTGCGCCGCCGATTTCGCTATTACGTTTCTGCTGAAGCTGTTCCATTGAAATCGAACCCACTTTATCTGGCGTGTAATCTTCCGTTGGAGTGTTTATTTTATCGTGGAAGTCGATGGTGGCATAGTTGTAAAGCTGTCTCAATCCTCCGCTACCCTTTGCTGACAACTCGTCACTCGTCTGGTCCAGGAAGCTGAAGTTATCAGATGCAACACCAAATCCACCCATGAAATCTTTTCCAGTTGAAAATGGAAACGGTTCGCCATTATTTTGAGTCGCGACATTATTTGCAACAACAATGCGTGGCTGCATGTGGTGTAGTATAGCGTCTCCAAATAACACCTTGTGCCCCTGCGAAAGTAGGAGCAGCGCTGGAACTCGGTCGATTTGGGGCGGTAGAATCACCTTGTCACCGTTTTCAAGAACAATGTACCAATTATTTCCCACTTTGATACGCTTATCAATGCACATAAAGTGAACGTCTTTCTGCGCACTACCGCGCGCAAGCGATTGCAGCGTCTTCTTTGACTTTTCGCACTGATTGCTATAATACAAAATGCAACTCATACCACCAATTAATTTATTATTTATGTTAAAAGTTGTGATAATTATATAAGTATTATAACGCTGTATGAATTATTATAATTATTTATTTCATTTTTAAATATTGTTATTTTTAAATAATAATATTAAAGTATAAAATTGATTTACAATAATATTAATAGTGTATATACCACATATTACCAATCACACGTTTATCGTTTATTCAATCAATCAATACAGCCATCGACAATGCAAGCCCTTTTTGACGCAGGTGTGCAAAAACTTATTGAGAGTGCACCAAAACTCGTCCAGGAAATCATGGGAGGAGGAGGAAGTAAAGACAAGGACAATGACAGTGACAAGGACGTCGTTCCTGGCGGAGCAGACGCTGCAAAACCTAAAGAAGGCAAGCGTGCTAAAGGTGCAGCCAAAGGTTCGGGTTCGTCAGCGGAAGATGCAGGAGAGCCAGGAGAGCAAGCCAAACAGAAAAAACGTGTAAATAAAAAGGCAGCAGAAGATACTGCATCCGCTGGACCACACGCAACACCGCTCGAGGCTGCAAAGGCAAAGTCGAGTAAAAGCAGCGTTGTCGCTGCTGCTGCTGCTGGTGGCGAGACCGCGTCGGTTCCAGAAACCACGAAAATTAATCATCACGCATTTGCACGCGTTAAAGATGTGCATACAGACGGCGGCGCGCTTAGATTTACTCTGGAGAATGCGGACGTATCTACTGCAAACGCCATTCGACGCATCATACTTTCTGAAATTCCCACGCTCGTATTCCGCACCGACGTGCGCGCGGATACAACTCATCAAACAACGTTTCATGTGAATACAACTCGGCACCACAACGAGATTCTAAAACAGCGGTTGAGGTGCATTCCCATTGGCACGCCCGGAAAAGACGTGGTTTTGTCAAACTATTATTGTGAATTGCGAAAGAAAAATCTGACTGAAACGACGATTTACGTTACAACAGAAGATTTCAAGGTCGTTGACCGCGAGACTAAAAAAGTGAATGAAGCGCTTACCAAAGAGATGTTTAAACCCGATCCGCTGTCCAATAATTACATTGATTTCGCTCGTCTACTTCCAAAAGTGGCGGACTATACGGAAGGCGAAGAACTGCATGTTAGTGCTGAATTTGACATGGGTATTGCAGAACAAGATAGCGCGTTCAACGTTTGTTGCACATGCGCATACGGATGCACGCCAGACACTGTAAAACAGCAAGAATTTTGGGATGAACTTCCGGAGACGTCCGACGTTAAAAAGGATGGAAGAAATAATTGGGATTTGCTAAGCGCGCGTCGTATTGTAAAGGAACGGTCATTTGATTTCGTAATTGAAACCGTTTCCGTTTGCGTGCATACAAACGGCGACCTTCTTCGAAAGGCTTGCGACATTATGAAAATCAAATGCGAGTCGTTCATTTCGTCAATTGAGGAAGCAGCAGCTACGAACATTGTGGAAGCCGATGTTACAATGCCATACGCGTTCAACATTATTCTGAGGCGCGAGGGATACACGCTTGGCAAGTCTCTCGAGCACATGATTTATACGCAGCATTACACTTCAGCTGGCGACATGAAGCTGACGTTCTGCGCTTTTAAGAAGGCGCATCCGCATGATGTGGACAGTTACATTCAAGTCGCGCTGCAGGACGATGCGCCTAACAAGGTCGCGGTAGTAGCATCCATGGCGATACGCGCTGCAAAGGATATCATTTCAATTTTCGAAGATATCAAGAGACAGTTTGCATCTGAACCATAGGAACTATAAATGTAATTGTATCAACTTTATTTACCAGCAGCAGCAGGAGGAGGAGGAGGAATAGTGGCAGGAGGAGAAGCAGCAGCAGGAGGTGGAGGAGAAGTAGCAGGAGTAGCAGGAGCAGCAGCACCATCGGGTGCAGTGGACTTCTTATTTTTTTTTACCTCACCTACCGTTTTGAATTTGAGTATTCCCATAAAGAAGCTGCTCGCAAATCCCCTCAAGCGATTAACCTTATCCTTGAAGATGATGAAGTAAACAATCACTACAAACACTGACATAAAAAGTGCCACGTTCATATCAAGATCGTAAAATGCGCACAATATAACTGCGGTAACAAAACAAAACATCAATGCTGGAACAATTTCAAGAAATATTTTCTGAAAGTTTTTAAATCCTCGGGCAATGGGGTAAATCATCAGCGCTCCAAATACCATGAGCGGCTGTATCGAGTAACTTGCTACCGCCATTGGAATTATGGTAAAGCACCCGATGACAAGAAATAGTGCAAGACCGCTCACACTGCGCAAAAGTGACATGGAATTTTCATATTTAGAATCAGGTTTATCTTCCTTCTTTTTGTGCGTTATGTTTGCGATACATCCCAACACCATTGTAATTGGACCCCAACCGCACGCCATCACAAACATAATGAACGCGATAATGAATGGAATGATAAGCACCATTACATTTGAAATGTATGCGTAGTCAGATCCCGTTGATTCAACCATCGGATCTGTTGCACTGGGGGTTTTATTTATCATAAATATGTGAAGCTTCTGGAATAATCGCTTCAATAAGAAGCGACCGTAACCGTATGAAAAATACAAACTATTTCCGACCAGTTCCTTTGACATGATCGAAAATTCTTTGAATCGGTCTTCTGCAAGAAAGTCCTTACCAATTTTTTTGTCGTTGGTTAGTTCACCAGTTTCTTCGTTCATTGGAACGGCTAAACTACTGTAGGGCCATGCAGGCACATTTTCCTTTTTGAACTTAAAAAATTTAACCAGTTTTTCAATTGTGGGTTTATCGCTATTTTTTTTAGGGTCGTCATTTTCATCATCATCATCCTCTTCATCGGACTCGTCTTCTGGTTCCTTTCTGTCCTTTTCAGGGACCATTCCTCTTTTAAAATTAAACCCGTATGGCGCCATCTGTATGTCGTCTGGAAACAACTCGTCAAGCTCTTTAAAAATCTGATTAGTATATTCGGTGTCATCCGGACGAATGAATGATAACACGTTTGCGCATATCACTCCAAAAATAAAAACGTATAGAATACTGTAGCACACATGCTCGCCAAAGTTCTTGAATCGCGTTATAATGTCGTTAAAACTCATTTTTGGTGCATTTCGTAACGCCGTTGATGCGCCTCCCGTCGAACCTGAAACTGTAGATGAGGCACCTTTGACGTCATATAATGAAGTAGACCCAGACATTGTATTGTATTCTTATTATTCTTATTATTCTTATTATTCTATCTATCTATTTTAATTGTAACTTTATTGTATGGTTGTTATAATTTGTTATATTTTATTATATTATATATTAAACGATGTCGAGAGAATATTCTTGAAAAAAAATATATATTATAAAAATTGAAATATACTGTATTCATACATAAATAATACCATAAAAATACAGACAACTGTAAAACTACAACCCGACTACAACCAACCGATCACAATCAGTTTCAATCCACAATGTTAGAAACAAACAATATCGCTTCAACATTCAAAAATTTCGTTATGAACAACGGAGGCCCCAATATCGTTCTGCTTCGAGAGAAAGAGGTGATACAATGGTTACTCAACGACCTATCGTTCCTTCCCAGTATCGAGAATGTAAACAAAACGGTTGATGCGCCCAAATACAAGGCACTTGAAGATGGTTGGGGTCGGGCGATAATGAAAATCCGCCGTCCTGACCTGAAATTAGATAAGCAATGGACTAATAAATTTGGAGAGCATATTTGCGAAGAACTATACACTCTTCTTGGCAAGGCAGTATCAAAGCCTGTAAAGAAGCATCATTATCAACCGGATTTGGAAGTTGATGATGCAATCATAGAAGCAAAAGCGGGGACATTTCACACGGGTGGAACTGCTGGAGAAAAAATACTCGGAAGTCCTTTTAAATATGCTGATGTGCCGGCGCTATATGGCAAGCCGTTAAAAATTATCTGCATGGGTGGGGCTGAGAAGGTGTGCAGGGAGGAGTATGGAAACCTTCCAGGAAACAGATGCAGCGCGCAAAAAAACAAATATCTGGATTTCTTCCATTCGGAAGGCGTCGAATACGTCGGTGCATCCGACATTATCAAGTCTCTCTGTGGTGGTAGCAGCAGCAGCAGCAGCAGCAGCAGCAACAAACAAATATCCAACGAAGTTAGTGAACCATCATCTATTTATAGTTTGTAATCAACACTTCATTGGTTCGAGCGTCAGGCTCCTTGGAATGAATGGCACGTCTGCAACTGATTGTTTTTGTATTGTATGTCGGGACTGGAAACGCATCCTTTACCAACGTTACGTCTGCATTACTCATGAGCAATTTAACGTTTTTTGTCGATGTCATTTCCGCGCATAATTTGAACAACGATGCATGGTCGTCCAGGCTGAATCCGTCTGAAGTGTAAGACACAAATGATTTATCTGTTTCAGGTGCGTATGGCGGGTCCATATAAACGAAATCGCCGGATGCAAGTTTGTCCGCGGTTAACGATTCCGCGAATGTCCCGTTTGAAAACACGACATCTTTTACCAAATCTGAAACCAAATGAATATGCGCGGCATCGAGTATGGTCGGGTTTTTATAGTTTCCAAACGGAACGTTGAATCCGTTTGGTCCCTCGCGATAAACGCCGCGAAAACAGGTCTTATTCATGAAGAGAAGCATCGCTGACGCTGCGACCGATGTTCGGTCAGGGACTGATAATGCGTTGAATTTTGTCCTAATCCAAAAGTAGTATGATTCAGGTGATGACATTGCGTCTTTCATGGTTGCCGCCTTGCGATTCACTGCACCATTCTTGCATTTTGCAAACTGTTCAGATAACTTGTTCACTTCGTCAATTAGGTCGTTCGGTTTCGATTGAATATTTTTATATAGTCCAATCAGGTTCGAATTCAAATCGCTGGCGTGTATTTTTCCAGAAACTGCAATTTTCCCGCTTCTCCGATGCGAAAGCAGTGCGAGAAGAACGCTACCTCCTCCCAAAAATGGTTCGTGATAATTATTAATTTCTCTTGGAAATAGTGAAAGCACTTCATCGATAATTTGTGTTTTTCCACCAACCCATTTCATGAATGGCTTGACAATCACAAATTGTTGCGTGTGCGTGGGCGGGTTGTCGAAACGTTCTTCTTGGTTCGGATGAGACTCCTTGTCGCTATTTTTGCTACGAGTGGCTCTATTTGACATTTATGATTTGGGTCACAGACACACACGATACTCGGTCGGTCGGTCGGTCAGTCTGTCGTTAACGATTTTGATTTAACTCTATATATAGTTCTGAAACAATCAATTTTTTAATTAATTTTATATTTGGCATATTAATTACTTAGTTATATTATGTGCATATTCGGTAGTAGTCGCTGACAATGGATGTTTTGCTCGGCCGGGTGATTTTACAGATTTGCCCCGGTCGGATTCCTATCGCCTGAGCTACCGGGTCGTAACGAGATATATTAGGCAATTGGTCTGTGTTTGTCACATTGTATCTGCGAATCACTTCACCCGCCTGTTCTTCGGTAAGAATCTCATGTTTTGGTACATACTGATGTTCCAGTATGTTGAATTGCAGCTGGTCCAATGTGAATATAATGATGAAGTAGCCCGATTGGACCCATAACTGATTTAAAAGTTGCACCGTCGCATCGTTGACGCCGTGCTTTGTTACTATAATGAGCGTGTCATTTGATGGCGTCTCGAGCACCTGGTCCAAGACGAACAAATCTTCCACAATGTTGTGAATGTCACGTTGCATTAACTTTTGGGATACCGCATATTTTATGTATGCGATACGTTTGGTCCGGTCTTCCGAACCGTTAGTAACAAGCATGTCAAGTTGGTCATGCCCCTTCATCGTGTGTATTTCATGAGTTCCAGCCCCTTCGTAATTGTCGACGGAATACCCCTGTCGCTTCAACAAGTCCAGCAATATTACTCGCGAATTGTATATTGCGGTAATGACGCTGCTGGACTGTTCCTTATCTTCTTTAGCTGCACTTGCGGTAGATGCAGCCGATACACTGGCACCTGCTGTTTTTGATTGCGACATATGTTTGATTGGGTTGAGTTGGGTTGGATTGGATTTGATTGGATTTGATTGGATTGGATATACGATTCTACTAATATATATCTATATATTTATGTACAACGTTTCAATTATTTTATTTAATTATTAAATAAAATAATTTAATAAAATACTAATCGTATAAAGATATAAGTGTATAATAAGCGTATAACTATAATATTTACAATACCCATAACAATAATACAAAATAATAATGGCAGCACGTTCGAAATCGCCATCCTTGGCGGATTCGGCCTCATCATCTTCTTCTTCGGTAGCGAAGCCGCACGTAACGCGTGCAGATTTAACAAATTTGCCATGGGATGTAGTTAAAAAATTCTTTTCGCATGACGAGCAAGTGCTTGTCAAACATCATATTTCGTCATACGACCTCTTTATGCGCGAAGGTTTTCCAAAAATATTGAGGGATGAAAATCCGGTATCGTTGGAATTCAAGGACGCGGAAAGTGAACGACAGAATATTCGTTCCGCAAAGATTTTATACACGTGCAGGCTGTTTTTAGGAGGGAAGGACGGAACATTAATTTATTACGGAAAGCCAATTATTTATGACAACACAAACGACGAGGAGGTTCCAATAGAAGAATCCGATTTTAAACATTACATGTATCCGAATGAAGCCAGGCTTCGAAATATGACGTATGCAACCACCGTGCGCGTCGACGTGCTTGTCGAAATGAGCCACCCCAATCCTGAATACATTGATGAAGCTACGACCGGAGATAAACCGAAAACTGTTTCCAAATCATTTACGCTACCGCGCGTCTATCTCGGACGATTTCCCATCATGGTTCAATCTGATTTATGTATTTTGAAGGGCATTGCCCCGCAAGTAAGGTTCTATATGGGCGAATGCCGCAACGATCATGGCGGCTACTTCATCATAGATGGTAAAGAAAAGGTAATCATTTCACAAGAAAAGTTTGCCGACAATTTAATCAACATCCGCGTAATGGGAGGAGACGACGAAGATTCAAAGAGTAGCGGCGAGGTGTTTACACATTCGGCCGATATACGAAACATTTCAGAAGACCCGTCCAAGCCGGTAAGAACCATGTCGGTTCGCATCGTTGCCCAAACACCAACGCACACGCACGGTAATATCGTGGTAATGATTCCAAATGTCCGCAGCCCGGTTCCACTATTTATAGTCATGCGTGCGCTCGGAATCGAAAGTGACAAGGAAATAATAGAACATTGCTTGTATGATTTAGAAGCGAACGCAAATTTAACGGATATGTTCGTGCCGTCAGTTCATGATGCGGGTCGGATTTTTACGCAGCGCCAAGCTCTGGAGTTCATTGGCATGCTAACTAAACTCGGTAACAACGTAAATACCGACAAGGATAAAACTATCAATTGCGCTCACGAAATATTGAGCGATTACATGTTGCCCCAGGTTGGAGAGCTGAATTACAAGCACAAAGCATACATGTTGGGATATATTGTGAATAAACTCATCCGTGTTGCCGCGAAAATTGACCTTCCCACCGACCGAGACAGCTTCCGAAACAAGCGCGTAGAAGTATCAGGCACGTTATTGTATGACTTGTTTCGAGAATACTATAAAATTCAAATAAAAAACATTCGTCAGTCTATTGATACGACCTACTATTATGAGAAAACTGACAAATATCAGGGCGCTAATTTCATTGATTTGATAAGTCGCGCAAACTATCAAATGCATTTTAAGAATAATGATTTGGAGCAGGGAGTTAGGCGCGCATTTAAAGGTAACTGGGGGTCCACCGCTCACACAAAACGAATCGGTGTTGTCCAGGATTTGAACCGTTTATCCTATAATTCATTTATTTCTCATCTTCGCAAAATCAATTTAGATATGGCTGCCGGTGCAAACTTGGTTAAACCCCGCTTATTGCATAGTTCTCAATGGGGAATGATTGACCCAGTGGACGTTCCGGACGGCGCAAATACAGGGCTCCACAAGCATTTGTCAATGACCACGCAGATTACCGCCGGGTGCTCGGCGCAACCCATGATTGAATGGCTGAGGGACCGCGGAAACATTAGGTTTATCGACGAATGCGAACCACGCCAACTATTTTACATGACCAAAATTCTCGTAAATGGCACGCTGTGGGGTGCAACCGACACACCCATTGAACTCGTTAATACATTTAAATTCCATCGACGCATTGCACTCATCCCCGTTTTTATAAGTATCCGCTGGCATATTTCGTCAAATGAAATCCATATATTTACCGACGCCGGGCGACTTTGTCGTCCGCTTTTTTATACGGACCGCGATATCAATATAGCCGGCACCGGAAATACAGGAGACGGAGAAGGAGAAGGAGAAGGCCGCGACGGCGACGGCGACGGCGTTGTCAAGCCGAGTTATCACGAAATGCTACTTGATATCAACCGAATCGAATCCGGTAAGATGGATGCGGCAGAAATAAAAAAAAAGAATAAAAAGTGGTCATGGGAGAACCTTGTTTCTGGAACGGCCGATAAAATCGACACCATTCAGTTTAATTATGAAAATTATAAATTCTATACTGTGCAGGAACTGTATGGAGATGGTAGCGCCGAAAAGGAAAAGGAGGCAGTCGAAGGTGGCGCGGAAGCCGGTGGCGGTGGCGATTCGGAAACAAGAAAAATGATGTCAAAATTAAGAAATAATAAGGCAGTTATTGAATTTTTAGACCAGTCTGAAACGGAATCGGCCCTTATTGGCATGTCGCTTCCAGATTCCATATATTTAAAAACCGGTAAACAACATCGGTCTGCAAAGGCGGCGGCAGCATCAGCATCAGCATCAGCAGCAGGTGAATCGGGGGATGACGCTGCCGCTTCGGCATTGAAACATATGTATACGCACTATGAAATTCACCCGTCGCTTATATTGGGTGTAATGGGCAACCAAATTTCATTTGTAGAAAATAACCAGTTTCCACGAGATGCATTCGGATGCGGCCAGGCAAAACAAACCGCTTCACTTTATCACACTAACTTTTTATCTCGAATCGATAAAATGAGCATGGTTATTAACAACGGCCAAATTCCGCTTGTTAAAAGCAGGTATCTCGAATACATTAACAATGAAGAACATCCGAATGGTGAGAATGCAATCGTGGCAATCATGAGCTACAGCGGATACAATGTCGAGGATTCCATCCTGTTTAATGAAGGAGCTATAAAGCGCGGACTTTTCAATATAACATACTATAACATGTATGAAGATTGTGAAGAAAGCTCCCCTATTCCTCCAATTCCAGGCGTTCACACAAATCATATAAATACGCGGTTTTCGGATATGAA